GCCGTAGGTGCTGCTTGAGCTGCCGTAGGTGCTGCTTGAGCTGCCGTAGGTGCTGGTTGAGCTGCCGTAGGTGCTGGTTGTTCAGCTGGTGCATCAAGTTGTAATAATGTAGCACGTAACCTATCGTCAACATCTTTACCTTGTTGATCTTTATATGTATTACCGTTAGGGTAATAAGTATGTTCTTTACCATCCGCACCTTGTATTGTTACTAATTGACCGCTTGGTAAAGTTCTACGAGCTTTAGCTTTAGTTCCAACTGTGCCCTTTTGTTCTGGTTCGTCATAATTAGCGGCAACACTATGACCCATTGAATTCTTCCCTCTACGTACAGCATCTGCAAACCCAGTACCTACCTTAGCTATTCCTCGAGTTATACCTTGGGCTCTTGCATTTTGTTCATCATTCATCCCAGGATAATTGTTTGGGTTAGCTGTTGGTTGGGCTGTTCCTGTTGGGGCTGGTGTTGTAGTTGCTCTAACATTCGTTGGTGTTATTTGATTAGTAGCTACCGGAGAATCTGCTGTTGGAGCTACTTGTGTTGGTTGTGTTGGTTGTGTTGGTTGAACTGCTTGAACAGTAGAGGTCTTATCTAACGAATTAACTTTATCTTTGGCATATTGTATAACCTTAGGTCTTCTATCAGACCGAACACTTTTAACTACATTAATAGCTTGATCAACTGCTTTACGTCCAGCAGGCTCACCCACTTTACCTGTTCTAGCTTGTGAAGTAGCGGTAATTTGCGTTGGTGGAACTTTTTTGGTTGTAGGGTTAGATGTTTGTGCTTGCTGTGATTGTAGTTGAGCAATAACTTTGGCATCATTTGGGTTCTTAGGATCTAACTTCTTACCACCCAACTTAAATACCTCTGCCTTTGATTTAGGTGTGTTTAATTCTGATAAAACGTCGTTAATCTTCATTATTTCTTAATCTCCTAACCCCTCGGGCAAACTTTTGCGGATCATGACCACGTATACTGTTAATTAATCTACGCTCTAATTCGGCTGCTGATTCAGGATCGTAGTTTTCTTTTATATAATTTAGTAAGTTTATAGCACTTGTAATGACATTATTGGCGCGACTTTCTATTAGATTTTCGCGATCATGGTGGGTAAGTAACCCATCTAATTCATCCAAAATACTACGAGTACGCTTTTGCAAGTTTTACTCCAATTTATGTTATATTTATACGAACCGTAAAGTTCTAAGATACTGCTCTACTCTTCAAACCTGCTAACATTTGCTTAAGTTTTGTACTTTGTGCGCCTCCGGTTATTTCCCCAGTATCTGTATTAACGTTTTCGGTGGAAATAGTAGTACTAGCTTTAATTTGATTCATAATGTTAGTAGCTATTTTTGGCGGGCCACTAGAGTTACCTTGTGCTTCTAATCCAGGATCTGTTATACGCATACTTTCAATGTTATATTCAAGATCAACCTTCATACCAACACCAGTACTACTACGTGATTTCATACATTGAATTTGATAACGACCACGTTCCTTCATTGCTCTGCTAGTAAAGATACCAAATACGTTATCTGCGGTGTTAATTTTACTAATACCACCAGCAATATGACTATGATCAAATTCAATTTCCTCCACTGCACTACGATTTAACTGACTTGCCGTTATCATTAAAACATTAAGTTCTTTCGCTAAATTACGCAATTCTTCTGTTACATATTTGTCTTTGATAAACTGATCGTTAGGGTTAACCTTAACACTGACCGGCATTAACAAATCCAAATAATCTACCATAACAAAGTCAATTTTGATATTAGTTTGTATTTCTACTTCTTTTAAATAGCTACGAATAGCATTGATATTACTTTGTGCTGGGAATTCCTTAACACGATATTTACCAGCATTTTTAGACACCATGCGAACTTTAAGTTCGGTGGTATCAATATCTTTTCTAATATCTCTGGTACCCATACCAGTTAACATTGCGTCTGTTCTTAACCCGCAAAGTTCTTCACTTAGTTCTAAAGTAATATATACTCCGCTAAGTCCAGCTTGTAACCAACTTAAAGCTATATTCATCATAACTAGCGATTTACCTGAACCTGAACCACCAGCAAAGATGTTTAGTTCACCCCTACTCATTCCTCCATATAAAATTCTATCTAAGCTAGGCCAGCCGGTACTTACTTGACCTCCACTATTAAAATATCTGTCGATACGTGCTCGTGGATTCTCAAAATAATCTATACCCATATCTTTGGTTAGACTGATCTGAACCGCATCTTTAATTAATTTTTCTACTGGGTCATAATTACCTTCTTCTAGCAAATCTGCTGCTTTAAGAATAGCTCGACTTAATTCTTCACGACGTGAGAATCCCTCAAATTCCTCAAGAAACCAATCATAATGTCCAGTGGTAAGTTCCGGTATTGCTTTTAGCTCTATTCCGGTTATTGCTTTGATTTGCTCGTAGGTTGGTAAAGTTTTATGATTGTCACTATGTTCTTTTATAAATTGCGCTACGGCTTTTAAACTGCGATCAAAGTTTTCTGGGTTATAGATATTTTGAACTCGTACATAAGACTGTGCGTCTTGCAACATCATTTCTAAAAATAATTGTTGAATTTGTACATTATAATTTTTAGTCATTTGTTTTCCTTATATTTATCTAGCATCATTTCTAAAATACCTTTATTTATTGTATAACTTCCTTTTCATTAGTTCAATTTTTAATTTGTTCGTCTGTTTAGCTGCAAGTATTGACTTTAATACAAAGAGCTTACCGTATGCTTCTATAGCACTAGCAACATCTTTGCGTGTTTCTTGCCATACCGGAAATGACACTGACCATCCGTACTCTACTGCGGCATCTACTAATTTTGCGCCAGCCTTATCTGCATCAGGTACCACAATAACTTCACGTCCTAGACTATCAATGATGTCTGCCTGAATCTCATGGCATTCGTTGCCAAGTATAGCAACACCATCTATAGCCATTGCATCAAATGGCCCTTCAACTACAACAACAAACTTGGCGTCTTTAAGTTGCTTATCTACGTTGAATACATAGTTAGGTTCGTAGCTGTTATGATATTTAGGTTTTACGTTATCGTATATACCACGTGCTGTGTATCCTATAATCTGAGTTTTCCATGTAAAGGGAATAATAACACGACGATGTAAATTGTTTTGTTGCTCTGGAGTCCAATAAAACTCATACCGACTTAGATCAAGTTTGCGATCTGCTGTGTATAGCACAGCATTATGAAAGTCAGTTGGTACATCTTTGTCATTGTTTAATGTATAGAAATTGCTTAGTGCGTGAAATGACTGTGCTTCTTTGGGTAGGGGTCTAGACTTGAAGTTTATGGGCTCTGCTTCTTCTACTTCAACCAGGGTTTCTGGTGCTACAAGTTCACGTATACGTATAGCATCTATAACTAACTTCTTGATAGTGTTTTCGTCTGCGCCAAGCCAACCGAGTAGCTTTCGAAACTTATATGTTAAATGTCTGCCGGGAACGTAACTGGCTTTAAATTGGCAATTAAAACAATGATAGCTTGTGCCGCCATCGGCGTTTAGGATCATGCCGCCTCGCCCACGGGTGTCTGCGGATTCGCCATTATGGTGACAGCAAGGTGCCATAAAACTAATCCAACCGGACGTAGAATTAGTTTTCTTTTTTGCGGGCAATAATAATTTAACTGCGTCTTGAATAGAGTTCAACATTTCTACTAGTATAGCAGAATTTTTGGACTAGGTCAAATGGTTAGGCTACCGATACAGTGGTGTCCAGTATGCTGTTGTACCAATTGTTACACGGGCCCATGCCTGTACCACCGAAGTATTAGCAGGGAATCCCGTATTGCCAGTTAAACTTATGTTGGCCGTAGTAATATTACCGAGCGTACTGATATTGCCAGCTACACTTATGACATTGCCATAAGTGACTTCTTTTGAAGTGGTGTTGTAGAACATGACCTGGGCCACATTGGCTGTGGACACATCATTTCTAACCGGTGCCACTGTGAATGTGTTGGCTCGGGTTTGATTCAACACACTACCAGTGGCATTGATGATGATTGAGTTGTTGGCTTGATTGGTCAGTCCAGCAAAAGTTCCAATAGCTACTGAATTATTACCTTGATTAGTATAACCAGCACCGTCACCAATAGCCACCGAATCCTCACCTTGACCAGTAGAACCAGCACCGTTACCAATAGCCACTGCTGTGCTGCCTTGTGTGTTTGCGCCAGCGGACACACCAATGGCCACCGAGTAAGCGCCTTGTGTGTTTGCGCCAGCGTCAGCACCAATGGCCACTGCTTGGACACCTTGTGAGGTTGTTCCAGCACCTTGACCAAATGCCACACTATCATCGGCTGTGTCTCGAATCACTGCACCGTTGGGCAATGTCAGTGTGCCTGTTCCACCAAAGGTCCATTGTTGAGATACCCCTGCGGTATTGGCAGTGAGACGAAGATTGCCCGTTGAAGATAATGAAGATACACTATTTGAATTAATAAGAATGATATTACCACCCACAGTACTGCCATCGTGTACACGTAGAGTTCTTAAATCGGTGTCATACGTAACTTCGCCTAAGGGGCCTGTATATGCGGCACTTTGTACGGTATTGCCACGCTTTAATAGTATGTGGCCCACGTTTGCGTATACTGTCATAGGGTACCTCCATCAATGACGACTTCTGAATCTTGTGCAACTGCTTCTGCCCAATATGCTGGTAGTATTTCTAGGTCCAAAGGCACACCATAATTGTCATCAATATAAACCGGTTGCTCTGTGCTATCTGATGTTTTTATAGTTTTAAATGTTAGTTTGTAAAAGCGATTTTCCAAGGTATTGATAGTACCTTTGTCCAGAGTAAACGTACCTTGCCCAATAGCAACATTGGCAAAAGTAACAGCATAAGTTTCTATGGTCACTTGATTAGTGGGATCTTGTATGCTGGCTTGAACAGTATATCCTGTTAAGTTAACATTCTTTTGATCTTGATTTCGTACAAGAACTTGTACAGGGTTGTCTATGCCTTGATAGACTTTAATTGGGCGTGAGTACACTTGGCGATTCCTTGTAGTAAATATCGTAGGATCAAACACCTGAACTTCCGCAGTATTTGGGTAGAGATAGGCTTTGACAGTAATCATTTATTGGTTCGTCTTTTAACATATTTAGCAAAATCGTAAGGAAAAGAAACCTATGTATTCAATCTTAATAAATAAAACTGGAAGATAACTTTTGGTAAATAGTGAACGAAATTAAACAATTATTAGACAAATATCCCTACTTAACTCTGTTAACCTATGGTGGTAACGAATATGTAGGGATTATTCAAAACGCAGATGAACAAATAACTACTATTTACGACTTTGCTAGTCTAAGAACACCTGAGCAAAAAGTAAGATTTTTACAGTTAGGTGATGTTTGGTGGTGGGAAAGTAATAGAATAATACCAATCAATGTATTTTTAAAACAAGATTGGGTTGAATTCAAGTTTTGTGTTAAAACTATGAATAGTAAAGATGTAGTGATACGTATTGGACCACAAATTAGTCTTAAAGAAATGGCTGCTAAACGAAGTAAACGTCGTTCAATTACATTAGTTAGACGTTTGGCATAAAAGATTCATGTTAACTACAACCAAGTGGCTGTAGGAAATAGCATGAGCTTTTTTGAAATAATATGTATCATCAGCAGGTTTATCCCATATTGTCTTAGCTACATCCAGCCACCTTTTACCTATTAAGTGCTTCTTACCAGGACGTAAAACCGATAAAAACATAGCCATACGGGGAATAGAATTTACTGCTTCGGGCATGGCTATTAACGTATCATAATGGCCGTTGATATGTATAATCTGTTTGCAGAATTCTCGATCATATAATTTATCCCATTGCGGGTCACGATGCATCAATTCTTCTAGCTGCATTTCATCTTTTATTTGCGTATATAATGACACATTTAAGAAATCTAGCTTAAAATATCCGCGTTGATCAGCATCATTGTAATCTATACTAGCACAACCAACAAATGGATCAATAGGGATTTTAGTTACATAGATTCCGGTGCTATGTCGTATCAGCTTATCATCACGAATAATACCTGCCGGAGTATGTTTTAGAAAAGCTAATGCTGCATCTCGATTTCCAAAATCTATATCAATATCACTGTTAAATTTCACAAATTAGCCTTTTGTAGTATATCCTTAACCCATAAGGTATCTGCAAGATAATCCTTAAATTTGCGTTGCCACGACACAGGGTCAATCATTATCATAACTAATACTGCTTGTTCTTCAGTGAGTTGCTCAAGAAATTCAATTCCCGAATCACAATTATAAACAACCCAAGGGCTAATACGACCTGTTGATATATGATGTAAGATACGATTGACATTACCATACCTAAAATAATCGTTAAAACCGTTCTTAAGTTCTGGGTGAGTATCTGAATAATCTTGCATCTCCCTTAAGGCGCGTTCAAGCGCATCTTGAACCGCTTCACGTTTCACATAATCCGGCAACCATTCTGTATATAACGAATCCTTACACCAATTATCAATCTTTTTGTTATTTTTTAACAACCAATCCAAATAGTTAGTATAGTTAATACAGCGAATATCTTGGCAATATCTTCCAAATTTTACAAACGCATTATAGTATGGACTGGTTATAAAGTCTTCATAGCTTTTTAGTTTAGATGAACCTTGTGTAGATTCATAGAAACGCAGATAGGCTTTAAGCCCAAGCTGAACTCCAACTTCTTTTTCTTGTTGCCAGCGACGTTTAGGTTCACATACGTGAACGCTTAATGAGCTTTCTTTAGTAAATGATTTGTCACAATATTTACATTTATAGTTCTTTTTTGATTCGCTCATCGGTCCACCCGTGTGCTCTAGCCAAGTTTTTAAGATTTGTTCTATCATTAAGGTTAACCAGTAGCTCTATTTCGCTTTCTTTGTAGGTAGGATAAATCTCGCGTAAAAAGTTCTTTGCTTTATTATCTGTATCTTTTTTCTTTAGCCCAAGCCATTTATACGATTGTTTACCTATATCCGGACTTACTGTGGTAGCCAATAACCATAAAAGCTTTTTATGATCTTTGGAGCTGATATCAAAATGATGTTTGTTTAAGCGTTCGTTCACACTAAGCAGATAATATTCTTGTATATCTGTGTTAGCAACTACACTACTACCCCATCGAATCATCATAAATGGACTTACTTCTTTACTTTCTTGCTCGTCCAATTTATCAAGAAATTTTCGATCTTTACGATCAAAACTAGTTAATGTACGCCCAATATCTAATTTATATGCCATAGTATATTATAACAGAAAAGTGTAGTAAAGCAAACATAATGGTTAAACAGGATGATGCATTAATGGATCTTCGCCTTTGGAAAGATAATAAAGTATCTTGGCACGTTCCAATGCTTCCGCTACAGCAAGATTAGTTTTTGCTGTTCTACGTATATCGCCCCAGAGCTTATCATCCATAATATGGTCATGCAACGGGCGTCCATCAGAAGTTCTAGGATCATAACTCCACCCAATCGCTACTCTGCTTTCCGGAGGTTCACCTATTTCTCTAGAGTAAACTACCCCATCTGCTCTTTCATAAATGTATTCTGTATTAGGTTTTAAATCCATATCACCACACCTTATCATAGTTTATTACCTCTGATTGTCTTGATATATCCTTTACAAAATACACACACATTGGTCCTTTCGTATGTTCTTGCAATGGAACTGCTAATAGCTGTCCAGGTTTAAGCTTAGGAAAATACCATTTGACATCTTGATATATATCTACAATTTCAATTGGGTAAAAATCTGGGCGAAAACTTGACAGCGGATTAAAGGCAAATGCGCTGAACCCTCGATCATTAATAGAAGTTAGCGGGACAACTTCTAAGTCACCCATTTCCTTTTCACCGATAAGTATCTGCCAATCTACCGGCATCTTAATTGTATGATTGCCAATCTTTAATACCAATGCTGGACTATTAAACGATTCCATGAATATAAGAGGAATATAAAAGTAATCTGGTTCTTTGGGATTTGAATTATCTAATACACAGAAATTAAGCTCATCAATTTCATTTGGTATTTCGTTTAACTCGTATGCTTTATTTTCTAAGGTTAAGATACGCAGAAAAATCTCCTTTTATATAAATAATAATATGGATCGCGATGCGCTAACATCCACCCACGCTAACTGCTCAAAATAGCAATCAAACATGTATTTACAAAACAAATATACTAATTGGTAGTATAACATAATTATCAAAGCAAGAGCAAGAACTTTATCTAAAAATGTTTGCGAGATGCATGGTGAAAAATGCAATTACAGATAACTAATTTTGCCATTCAACCTTCTCTAAGGTAAATTGATATTTGGCTTCTTTATAAAACTGTTTACGTTTAGTTAGATGGCGTTTTGAGAATTTACAAGTAGAGGTAATATCCCAAATTTGAACAAAATCTTTATCGTCGGCTTTTCTAATACCACGCCCAATACTTTGAATAACCCGAACAAAACTCTTACCTGATTCTACCATAACTAAATTAAAAATTCTAGGTATGTTAATACCTACTGCTGCTACTCCATATGTTGCTATAATGATCTTCCCATCACTAATCGCAACATCATCGTATTCACTTTTTCTATCCTTGGCTTTAGTAGATCCGCTGACAAATACCGCATCTTTTATCTTTCCAAGTAAAAGTTTCCCAGTGGCGATACGATCAACTAATACCAAGGTATTTCCGGTGGCATTAACCTTTTCAATTAGGCTAGCCATATAGTCCATTCTACCATCGGTTTCTGTTAAATATTTTAGCTCGGTTTGATAATCTTTATATTCCACATAGTCTATCATTTGAACTATATTTACGTGGCAATTAGATAAATGGCCGGCTTCTTGCAATTCACTAGCTGCTAGTCTACCCACAACAGATCCTACCCCACACAATATACTAGTTTGAGCATATTCTTCTTTTGGTATGGTTCCGGTCAATCCCCATCTAATTGGTACACTTGCAAAAATTCCGGTCAATAATGTTTTAAGGGCATCAGCCTTGGCCATGTGGACTTCGTCAACCATGATACATACTACACCCTCAATGAAATCACCAATGGTAAATTCTGCATCTCCACTCTTGGTATTCTTTAATAGGATGTTAAGGCTTTGCCATGTACAGATGGTATGTGTTTTGCCAAACTCTTTCCTGTCGCCAAAATATACACCAACATCAAGTCCGAGGTTGATGTAATCGGCCTCAGTTTGTGTAACTAGACTTTTGTTTGGTACGATGATAATGCTACGCCCATACGCTTCCACGCTTTTGCTTAATGCGGCTGTGATAATAGTCTTACCTGCACCTGTAGCTACTTCTTGTAAACTCTGTGGATTACGTAAGAAGTTATTAAGAATATTAACTTGATAATCACGTAACATTATAGGTTCATTTTCCCTCTGATGTCCAGCAGGCCAATTATGATCTGCGAAAGAATCTTCTTTAAATTCAGTAAACTCAAATTGAGTTTGATAAGTTCTTAAATCTTCAAGTTCAATATCATAGCCTTCGCTATCTAGCAATGGTATAATGTTTGGCAATAAATTAATATAGGTTGTTCCACCTAACGCAAAGAAAGATACCTTACCATCCCAACGTCCTAGTCTCACCGCTGGTAAATATCTTGCCCCCGGAACTTCATGTTTAAACTTATCTACTAATTTTTTACGTGTAGATAAATCTAACCCTGTGATCTTACAATTTACTTCATCTTGTATAAGTATTTTACATTTTGCCATAGTTTATCCTGAGAAGATCGTACTCTTTCTCTTATTATAAACTTCGTTGGTACAATATACAACCTTTTCCGCACGACGTAACATCTCTTCTTTATCACCACCAAAGATTATACCGGCACTAGATATAAGCAATGGTATCTTTTCAAAATAACGTGTTGGTGTTGTGATATGTATATAGCGATGTTCTTTTATTATGCTTGATTCATACCAAGTTAGATTACGTTGTCCTGCTGAAAAACATTCGTTTGGTCTCTTACAGTTAATCATATCTAACATACGATTATGTAAATCTGGTTCGTAAATAACCACAGGCCATCGCTGTAGTTGATCTGCGTAGTCAATAATACTTTGGAAATTATCAATGGTCATTTCATACATTGATGCAAGTCTAAGTTCTCGATTACTTAATAGATTATAAAAACGTGGCCCATATTCGGTAACAAGAGCATCGGCTATATCTTTGTTTATGGTATATCCAAACACCGAACTAATATCTACTAATTTTATAAGATTGTCTGGTGTGACCTCGCATATATTGGTAGTTATATATTCAGTTAGGCTTGGTGCAGCATTAGTTATAGCTACTGTCTCCCCATCATACTTAAGCTCAATCGCATACCCAGCTTGTTCAACTTCTGCGATGGATTTGATTATTTTATATATCGCAGGATCAATTTCAAAACTATTAATTGAAGCCCACTCATGTATCCAGTTTATATTATATTCAGTTAGCGCAAATTTCCACACTCGAAGATCACGATCCCAATGCGCGGTACCTTGGCTATCTCTAATAAATTTTTTTAAAGCATCAATTAGTGGTTTTTCATATGGAAATTTTACTATAATGGTGTCATTGTCGATATAAATTTTTCGGCTATAATCCATTTTACGTGGAGTAACTTGCCATTTTGGTGTTAGCATTGGACTAACATCAACACCTTTAGCTGCAAGCTGACGCTGATATTTAAGTATAATTTTAATTGCTAGGTCAGCTTGTCTTTCAGTAAGTGCGCCGCTGCCAGTGGTAACTAACGATATATTAGTTAACACATCAACATCATACCTAGCTAACTTGATAAATGGTGTGGTATTATATACCATCTTACCAGTAACTAGATCTCGAATTCCGGATATAATTTGCAGATATTCTTCAGCATATTGAAAGGTTTTCATGATAACATTATATATTGAATTGCGATAATAATCAAATTGTGTTTCACCTATTATAATGTTGAACAACATCCGGAAACGTTTTTCGCCAATCCAATCTTCTTAATTTGTCATGTTTTTCAATATAATCAAACATCTTTATATATTCTCTATAATCCCAATTAAACTCCAAATTACTAAAAATTTGAGTTAATTGATGGGTTGGTCCATACTTTTCTAATATAGCACGTCGCAAAGATGGGGTTGATAAATTAAGATCTAGTGGAGCGAAACATCTATTTGATCTTGCTATATCTGTCTTACGTCTCTCTAATGGAATTTTCGTAGCCCACCAATCTTCAATTTCCCAAAAATATAATGCATTTAAAGGGCTTATGGTAGCGTTTATTGCAAAATTCACGTTGGTTAAATCTAAGAACTGTTGTACTGTACGTTCAACACGAAACCACTTTAGCGGCCATCTTAAATAGTTAAATCTTTCACCAACACCATCAATACTTAAACTAATTGTTACTTGTTTAAATTCTCCCCATAAGTTTCGTATTTCCTCTGATGGGAATATACTACCATTGGTTTGATATCGTAAGGTTACTTGATTCAAATTGGGATGAATTTTCTGTATATGTTCTAAAAATTTTAGGCCGGTAGATCCATAAAATGGTTCACCACCCATAATTGTAATATCTCTAACTTGTGATAAATCTACAGTTGTTATTAATTGCTCTAATAATCTATCTGCCTCAGTATTTTCTTGATCATTTGTATGATTATGTTTATTATTATATTTCTGCCACGTAGAACTACAATAACTACCGCAGCTCAAACATGCTGCATTACATTTAGTATCAAAACTTATTTCTAAAACAATACAAACACCGTTTGGTGAATCTTCCACAACTCTACGCAGGCTAGTTAATCTAGGTTGATGTTGTGAGGATTTACTTTCTTCCATATGTTTACATATACTACATTCCGGCAACCATGTAGATGTAGATGATGTATATTCTAGTTCTTTTTCAAATGCAGGACGATCTAGTAGTGGTGTTCTCTTATTATAGTAAC